CTGCGAGCGCTCCGGCATCGTGCGGCGGGCCTTTGCCGCGCGCGGTCACGACGTCTGGTCGTGCGACCTCGCGCCGGCAGAGGACGGCAGCAACCGGCACATGGTCTGCGACGTGCGCGAGATCCTGAACGACGGCTGGGACCTGCTGGCGGTCATGCACCCGCCCTGCACGCGGCTCTGCAATTCGGGCGTGCGCTGGCTGTCGGGGCCGCCGCCTGGTCGCACAGTTGACGACATGCAGGCCGAGCTGCGCGAGGGCGCCGCGCTGTTCTCCGACTTCTGGAACGCGCCGATCGAGCGCATCGCCGTCGAGAACCCGATCATGCACCGGCACGCCAAGGCGCTGATCCGCAATTTCAAGCCGCACGCCCAGTCGGTTCAGCCGTGGCAGTTCGGAGATGGCGAGACGAAGCGGACGTGCTTCTGGCTGAAGGGCCTGCCGCCGCTGGTGCCGACGCACCCGGAGAAGCCGGCGACAGTGGTTGCGCGTGTGTGGCGCATGCCGCCGGGCCCCGATCGGGCACGCGAGCGCAGCCGGTTCTATCCGGGAATCGCCGCCGCCATGGCCGAGCAGTGGGGCGACTGGGCGATCGACCAAGCGAGGGCCGCATGACCAACGCCCGAATCCTGCCGGGGGGGGCTCGGCCAAACCGCCGCGCTTCATCGACGTGAAGACCGATCGCGCCGAGAACGACTGGTATCAGGATCAGCCCGAGGCGGCTGAGGCCCTGCTGCGCGCCGAGCGGTTCAGCGGCCTGTCGTGGGATCCGTGCTGCGGCGTCGGCACGATTCCCAAGGTGTTTGAGAAGGCGGGTCACGAATGCCTCGCGTCGGACTTGGTCGACCGCGGCTACAAGGGCGGTCTCACCGAATCATTCCGACAGGCCGACTTCCTTCAGGAAACCGCGTCACCTGCGGACAATATCGTTAGCAACCCGCCCTTCAACCTGGCGCGCGAGTTCGTTGACCGCGCGCTGTCGATCGCCAGCCACAAGGTCGCGTTCCTCCTGCCGCTGACGTTCCTGGAGGGCGCCGCCCGCACGCGCTGGTTGGAGACCACGCCGTTGGCCCGCGTGCACGTCTTCTCGTGGCGGATCTCGATGCCGCCGGGAGAGCTGCTGGCTACCGGCGCCGTGAAGCCAGAGGGCGGCAAGAAGGCCTTCGCCTGGTTCGTGTGGGAGCAGGGGTGGCGCGGTCCTGCGCAGGTGCGCTTCCTGCACAAGCCGCCAGCGGGAGACGCCTGATGCGCTACTTCAAGCACAACATCGGCGACTACGCGGCGGCGACCCAGCACCTCTCGTTCGTCGAGGATGCCGCCTACCACCGGATGATGCGGCTCTACTACCAGACCGAAAAGCCTTTGCTTTCGGATTTGAAAGCGTTGGCTCGCGTTCTCGGCGCCCGGACCAAGGAGGAAAAGGAAGCCGTCGGCACCATTGCCAACGAGTTCTTCACCCTCGAAAGCGACGGCTGGCACCAACGCCGGTGCGACGCCGAAATCGCCGCCTTCCAGGAAAAAAGTTCCAAGGCCGCAGAGGCGGGCCGGAAAGGTGGACGCCCGCGCCGGGAGGCTAAGCCATTAAACGGCAACGAAACCAGCAAAGCGCCCGCTTCGGAACCAGAAAGCATTCGTTCTCCGGATCGAAAGCCAACCACTACCCACTACCCACTAACCACTAACCAAGAAAGAGAAGAACCTGCAGCTGCAGCATCTTCATCGGTACCGCGCGACGACGACGGCTTGGAACCGCCGCCCGCGCTCGACCGCTCGCCCGAAGGCGAGGCCTTCCGCGCCTGGCAGGCCGACGCCGCGACGAACGGCTGGCCCGACGCCCAGTTCATGACCAGCACCCGGCGCTTCCGGCTGCGCGCCATCCTCGCGATCTGCGGCGGCATCGAGGGCTGGAAAGCCGCGCTCGTCACCGCCTCGACCGCCCAATTCCTGCAGACCGCCGACGGCCAGCCGCAGCGCTGGTTCAGCCTCGACTGGCTGCTCGACGAACAGCACTTCACCAGGCTCATGGAGGGCCGCTATGCCGAACGTCACGAAGCACAACGGGAACCTGACCGCGGCGCCCCCACCGTCGCTGACGGAGTCGCAGCGGCGTTTTCTCGCCGATTCGTTCCGGCTGGGGGATAGCACCCCGCACTGGGACATGCCGGCGGTGATCCCCGACAGCTCCAAGCTGCGCGTCGTGAAGGCCGAACTCGAGCGCGGGCTGCAACCGACGCGGCCGGCGTTCCTGAAGTGGTGCTGCGACAAGCTCTCGGCCCTGCCGACGCAATCGTCCAACGGGGTGAACGCCGCTCTGTGGGCCGACAACGTGATCGACGTCTGCGGCGGCTATCCCGAGGACGTGCTGCAGAGCGCGACGCTCGAGCTGCTGCGCTCCTGCACGTTCCGGCCATCGCCAGCCGAGATCGTGAAGACCGTCGAGCCCAAGCACGGCGAGCGCAAGCGCATGCTGGAGCGGGTCAACATGATGCTGTCCGGCGTGCGGCCGAAGCCCGACACCCCGGCCGAACAGCCCATCGCGACCCGCCTCGGCCGGCTGGAGCACACGCGGGCGATCTACGTCCGGATGAAGCGGGTGGCCGACATCGAGCGCATCGACCGCGAGATCGCGAAGGAGCGGGGCGAGGCGGTGCCGGTGGCGAGCGATATGGGAATTCCCGTTTCGGACGAACGCCCGCCGTTCAAGCCGAGCGACAGCCCGTCCGCCAGGCGCTGCGCCGAACTCGCCGCCGCCCGCCACCAGAAGCGCGCGCCCAACCCGACGCCGGAATGGGATGCGGTGCCGGAGGCTGCGGCGTGAGCCACGGCAGGCCCTGGACGGCGGACGACACCGGCCAGCTGCGCCGGCTGGCGGCACGCGGCGATGATGATTGCGCGATCGGCCGTGTCATGGGGCGTCCCCGCTCGTTCATCGCCCGGAAGCGAGCGGAGCACGGGATCGAGCGCGGCATGTCGGTGGCCATGGTGGCTGCCGCGGCTCGGATCAACATGCAGCGGCGGGCGAGAAGGGCGAGGGCGTGATGAGTGCGATCATCTTGATCATCGGTGGCGCGATTGGCTTGTCGGGCGCGTTCTTGTGCTGCACTGGCGCGCACGCCATCTGGTTCAGCGCAAAACTGCTGCGCGACATGGCGACGGCAAACCTTGATGGCGCCCTTTGGAGGGCGAAGGCGCAGCAACCCCCACCGATGCCGGAGAAACCGTGATGGCGATGACGAAACTCCTGCAGGGCATCATGGCGAGCGGACGCCGGGCCCGGATCGAGATCAAGGACATGGGCCCGCAGCCGCCCACCGGGCACCTCACGATGCGTTGCCGGATGCTGGTCGAGGGCGACGAGGAGAGCGTCTTCGAGCTGATGTCCGCGAGCGAACTGATCGGCCTGGAGCCGCGCTTCAAGAATGCGCTGGTGCATTTGGGCGAGAACGGCGTGTTTCTGCCCTCGCTCGAGGTGGTCGACGGCAGTCGGGGCTTCGAAGCCGTGATGCGCCGCGACGCGATGCGCAGGCTGGGGCTGCTGTGATGGCAGGCCGTCCGACGATTTTCACCGAAGCCATCGCCAACGCGATCTGCCGGCGTCTGGCCGATGGCGAAAGCCTGCGCCACATTTGCCTCGACAAGAGGATGCCGAGCCGCGAGACGGTGCGCCGTTGGCAGGGTGAGAACAGCCTATTTCGGGGCCAGTACGTGACGGCCAGGGATCACATGGTCGATGCCCTGGCAGAGGAAGCGATGTTCCTCGCGAAGACCGCGAATCCCAAGAACGCCAACGCGCGCCGGCTCTATGTCGACACGGTCAAGTGGTACACCGGCAAGGTCGCGCCCAAGAAATACGGCGACAAGCTCGCGATGGAGGTCACCGGCAAGGTGACGATCGGCGACGCGATCGAGAAGGGCCGCGAGCGCGTGAAACGGCTGCGCGGTGGCTGAGGAAGCCACAGGCCCCGTCCTCGATCCGCTGGGCGTCGAGGTCGGCACCTACGCCCACGATCCGCTGGGCTTTGTGCTGTTCGCCTGGCCGTGGGGCGAGGAGGGCACCGACCTCGCGAACGACACTGGGCCGGAGCCGTGGCAGCGCGACGTGCTGGAGCTGATCGGCACCCAACTCATGACCGTGCAGGAGGCCATCCGCCTGGCCGTCGCCTCCGGTCACGGCGTCGGCAAGTCGGCGCTGGTCTCGTGGATCATCATCTGGGCGCTGGCGACCTTCCGCGACACGCGCGGCATCGTGACGGCGAACACGGCCACGCAGCTCGAGACCAAGACCTGGCCGGAGCTGACGAAGTGGCTGCGCATGGCGGTCTGCGCCGATTGGTTCGAATGCACCACGACGGCGATCGCCAGCAACGAGCCGGGCCACGAGCTCACCTGGCGCATCGACGCCGTTCCATGGAGCCTGCGCAATGCCGAGGCCTTCGCCGGCCTGCACAACCAGGGAAAGCGCATCTTCGTGGCGTTCGACGAGGCCTCGGCGATTCCCGACCTGATCTGGGAGACCATCGAGGGCGCGCTGACCGACAAGGACACCGAGATCCTGTGGCTGGCGACCGGCAACCCGACGCGCAACACCGGTCGATTCCGCGAGTGCTTCGGCCGCTTCCAGCACCGCTGGCTGCGGCGCCAGATCGACGGCCGCAAGGTGTCGCTGACCGACAAGGACGAGATCAGGCGCTGGGCAGAGGACTACGGCGACGACAGCGACTTCTTCCGCGTCCGCGTGAAGGGCGAATTCCCGAGAGGTGGTGCCATGCAGTTCATCGACAGCGAGACCGTCGAGGCGGCGGCGAAACGCGAGGCCGTCTGCCATCTGACGCAGGCGCTGATCATCGGCGTGGATTGCGCCCGCGGCGGCGACGACCAGAGCGTGATCTATTTTCGCCGCGGCCTGGATGCCCGCACTATCCCGCCGATCAAGATGCGCGTGCGCGATCTAATGGTGCTGGCCGGCAAGGTTGCCGAGCAGGCCATGCTGCACAGCGCCAAGGCGGTGTTCATCGATGAGGGCGGCATCGGCGCCGGCGTCGTCGATCGCGTCCGCCAGCTCCTGCCGGGCTATCTGGTGCTGGGCATCAACAACGGCGGCAAAGCCGATCGCTACAACCTGGGCGACGGCCAGCCACTTACCGCCAACAAGGGCGCCGAGTTGTGGGCGAGCATGCGGTCCTGGCTGAAGACCGGGGCCGTTCCCGACGATCCCGAGCTGAAGGCCGAGCTGACCGGCCGCGAGTATGGATTCGACGCGCACAACGCCATCCGCCTCGAAAAGAAGGAGGACATGAAGAAGCGTGGCCTGTCATCGCCCGACAATGCCGACGCGCTGGCGCTCACCTTCGCCTATCCGGTGGCCGATCTGCCCGACGACACGGCCTTCGATCGCCATGGCATGGCAGGCCAGCAGGTACAGTCCGACTACGACCCACACGCCGATCTTTAAGATCGCGCTTGCAATTCAAAAATACACATTCCCCTAAATGAGGGCTGGCTCCACTTTGGAGATACCAGCCCTTGTGCGTATTTGGCGGCGCTCCCTCGATGTCGGCGGCCCCGGTGTATCCGACACCCGCGCCGCTTCCTGCTGCTCCTCCGCCGGCGCCGACTGAGGTCGATCCGACCGTCCAGAAGGCGCGCGACGACGCCAAGCGCAAGGCCGCCGCGATGCAAGGCTATGCAAGCACCATCGCCACCAGCGGCCTGGGCGACCTGACGCCGGTCAGCACGACGGCCGGCGGCAAGACGCAGCTCGGCGCATGACCTGCAAGCACCCCAACATCGAGTTCACGAACGGCATCGGCCGCCGGGGTAACGAAGGCCTGGCGCAGGTCTCGGGCCGCTGCGCTGCCTGCAAGGCGCCGCTGATCTTCCAGCCGCAGCCCACGCTGTCGCTCGACGGCACCAACTTCCAGATCCCGTTCGTCTACGGCGAGGCGCCGGCACAGGCCGCGCCCGAGGTGCCGGTGGTGACCTACGGCGACCGCCGCGCGGTGAACTGATGCCCAAGGACGTCTCACTGCTGAAGCACCTGTCCGAGCGCCTGACCGTGCTCAAGGGCCGGCGCACGTCGTGGGAGCCGTCGTGGCGCGAGATCAGCCGCTTCATCCAGCCCCGGCGCGGCCAGTATTTCATCCAGCCGAACCAGAACAACCGCGGCACCCAGAACAACACCGCCATCCTCGACAACACCGGCCTGATGGCGCTGCGCACGCTCACGGCCGGCATGATGAGCGGCATCACCAGCCCGGCCCGCCCGTGGTTCCGCCTCGGCATACCCGACCGCGAGGTCATGGCGCTGGCCTCCGTGAAGGCCTGGCTCGACGACTGCGGCGAACGCATGCGTATGGTGTTCAACGCCGGCAACCTCTACTCGGCGCTGCCCGTGATCTACGAGGAGCTGGGCCTGTTCGGCTCGGCCTGCGCGATCGTCGAATTCGACCGCCAGGACGTGATCCGGCTCTACACCATGAGCGCGGGCGAATACTGGCTGGGCGTCGACCATCGCGGCCGCGTCGACACGCTCTACCGCCGCCTGATGATGAGCCATCGCCAGATCGTGGAGCGCTGGGGCGAGGAGGCGGCCGGGACGGAGATCGCCGCCAAGTCCAAAACCAGCGAGGCCGATAGCGAGATCGCCATCCTGCACGCCATCGAGCCCAACACGGCCTTCGAGAAGGGGCGCCTGGACTGGGCCGGCAAGCCGTTCCGCTCGGTCTACTGGCGCGAGGGCTCGACCGAGGGAGAGTTCATCAGCCGGCAGGGCTATTCGGAATTCCCCGTGCTGGCCCCGCGCTGGGCGCCGATCGGCAGCGATCCCTATTCCAAGGGCCCCGGCCACGACGCGCTGCCCGACGTGAAGTCGCTGCAGATCTTCACCAAGCGCCTGCACAACGCCATCGACAAGCACGTCAACCCGCCGATGGGCGCGCACATCAGCCTGAAAAGCTCGGCGTCGTCGGTGCTGCCGGGCGCCATGAACTACTTCACGACGCAGGAGAAGGGCGCCGGCATGTGGCCGCTCTACCAGCCCGCGCCGTCGTCGATCGCCGAGGTCCGCGTCCAGATCGCCGACACCCGCCAGCTCATCAAGTCCGCCTTCTTCGCCGACCTGTTCCTGATGTTCGACCAGATGGAGGGCGTGCAGCCGCGCAACCAGCTCGAGATCAGCGTCCGCAAGGAAGAGAAGATGCAGATGCTGGGCCCGGTGCTGGAGAACCTGCACGAGGACCTGCTTCAGCCGCTGGTGCAGCGGACCTTCACGATCATGAGCGAGAACCGGATGTTCCGCGAACCTCCGGAGGAGCTGCACGGCTACCCGCTCGAGGTCGAGCTGATCTCGATCCTCGCCCAGGCGCAGAAGGCGGCCGATCTCGGCAGCATCGAGCGGCTGTGGCAGTTCGCGGGCTCGATCGCCGGCATCAAGCCGGAGATCCTGGACAAGCTCGACGCCGACGAATCGATCGATGTCTACAGCGACAAGCTGGGCTCGCCGTCGTCCGTGGTGGTGAGCGACGACACGGTGAAGGCGATCCGCGATGCCCGCGCCAAGCAGGCCGCCGCGCAGCAGGCGCTGGCCTCGGGCCTTGCCGTGACGGAGGGCGCCAAGAACCTGTCGCAGGTCGATGTGGGCGGCGGGCGCAATGCCATCCAGGCGGTCCTCGGCACATGAGGAACCTCTAGGCCATGTACGACCCCAACGACGCACGCCAGGTCCGCCAGCGCGAGCAGCGCCACAAGCTGATCGAGAAGCAGGCCATCCTCGACATCGCCACCGTGATGGGCACGCCTCCCGGCCGCCGCTTCGTGCACGGTCTGATCGGCCTCTGCGACCTGCGCTCCGACGGCTTCGTGAGCGGCGGGCCCGATGCCGCGCGGCTGCAGGACTACCTCGCCGGGCGCCGCAGCATCGGGGTGCAGCTCCTCGGCCAGATCGAGCAGCACGCGCCGCAGGGCACCGAATTGATGATGGCGGAGGCCCGCGAGGCCGAGGCCGCCGAGCAACAGGCACGCGAGGGCGAAGAGACGCCCGTCGAACAACCGCAGGAGCCGACCGATGGCTGATCAGGCAGACCTTCCCTTGAACGATGCAGCACAGACCGGCGCGCCTCCTGCGGACAACAAGCCCGCGGCCGATGCGGCGCCGGCCAGCGACGCGAAGCCCGCGGCCGACGCCCCCAAAGCGGACGCGCCGAAGGCCGACGCCAAGGACGGCAAGGACGCCAAGCCCGCGGCCGATGGCAAGGATGCGAAAGCCGACGCGCCCGCCGACTACACCGCGCTCAAGCTCCCCGAAGGCTACAAGGCCGACGACCCTGTATTTGCCGATGCGATCAAGCTGTTCGAGGGCGAGAAGATCAGCCCCGACCAGGCGCAGAAGCTCATCGATTTCACCGTCGAGCGCGACAAGGCAGTCGCGCAGGCCATCCAGACCCAGCAACGCGAGGCCTGGACCAAGCAGACCGACGAGTGGAAGGCCGCGTCCATCAAGGACACGAGCCCGGAGCAACGGGTCGACGCCGCGACGGCGCTCGGCAAGTTCTTCGACAAGGAAGCCGTGGCCACCCTCGAAAGCCTGGGGCTCACCAACCACCCCGGTCTCATCAAGGGCCTCTCGGCCATCGGCAAGGCGATCAAGGACGACACGTTCGTGCCCGGCAATGCCGGTCGCTCCAACGGCTCTGACGCTCGCTCGCTCTACCCGAACAGCAACATGAACTGAAGGAGCTGCCACCATGGCAACCGCACTTTCCACCACGCAGTACACGCTGGCCGACTGGGCCAAGAACATCAATCCGGACGGGAGCATCGCGCAGGTCGCGGAGCTGCTGTCGCAGTACAACCAGATCCACCAGGACATGACCTACATCGAGGGCAACCTGCCCACGGGTCATCGCGGCTCCGTCCGCACCTCGCTGCCGACGCCGACGTGGCGCCGCCTCAACCAGGGCGTCGATCCCACCAAGACGACGGAAGCGCAGGTCACGGACACCGTCGGCATGCAGGAGACCTACGCCGTCGTCGACAAGGCGCTGGCCGACCTCAACGGCAACACCGCCCAGTGGCGCCTGAGCCAGGAGAAGGGGTTCATGGAGGGCATGGCCCAGGACATGGCCGCCCAGCTCTTCTACGGCAACACCTCGCTCAATCCCGAGAAGCTGATGGGCTTCACGCCGCGCTATGCGTCGCTGTCGACCTCGACGTCGCAGACCGCGAACAACACGATCGCGGCGGCGACCTCCCCGACGGCGGCCTCGAGCGCGTCGATCTGGCTGATCGGCTGGGGCGACGACAAGATCACCGGCATCTTCCCGAAGGGGTCGAAGGCCGGCCTGCAGATGGACGATCTCGGCGAGGACGCCGCGTTCGACGCCAACAACAAGCGCTACCAGGCCTACATCACCCACTACGTCTGGAAGGCCGGCCTGCACGTCAAGGACTGGCGCTACGGCGTGCGCATCTGCAACATCGATACCACGACCAACGCGGGCGGCCTGCGTTCGTCGACCCCGCCCGACCTCGTCGACCTCGTCGACCAGGCCATCGCGCGCATCCCCAACCTCGATGCCTGCAAGCCGGCGCTCTACATGAACCGCACGGTTCGCCGCTACTTCAACAAGCAGCGCAGCTACGGCTGGCCGTCGTCCTCGACGATCAACACCACCACGATCAACCGCCTGAACGCGAACGGCCAGGATCCGTCCGTCATCAAGCGCTGGGACAACTACGACGGCATCCCCGTCCGCATCGTCGACCAGCTTCTCAACACCGAAACCACCGTCTCCTGAGCGGAACGCGGGAAAGGAACAGAACCATGTACGTCGACAACAACCTCGTCCTCTCGGACGCACAGGCCGTCACCGGCACGGCATCCTCGACCAAGTCGGTCGACCTCATCGTGGCGACCCGCGACATCGGCGTCGGCACGCCGATCTACCTGGTCGTCATCATCACGACCACGGTGGCCGCCTCGGGCGGCGCCTCGACCACGACCGCGTCGCTGGACGACAGCGCCGACAACAGCTCGTTCTCCGTCGTCGTGCAGGGCCCGGCCGTCTCCAAGGCCTCCCTGGTCGCCGGCTACGAACTGCTGCGCATCGCCCTGCCCGCGGGCCTGCGCCGCTACATCCAGGTCACCTACACGGTGGCCACCAACAACTGGACGGCGGGCGCGGTCTCCGCGTTCCTGACGACCGATCGCCAGGCCAACACGGCCTCGGCTTCGGGCTTCAGCGTCCTCTAGCCAGGAGACTGACAGATGGCCAAGGAACCCGAAACCGCACAGCCCAAGTCGTGGAAGGGCACCCGCGTCCGTCTGTTGGTCGCCCACTACGACGGCTACCAGCGGCTCGCCGAAG